GTAAGTCTCTTGCTGATGTTAACTTTCAACCACAGAACGCTGTGGTTCAAGATGGCTCAAACATCAACGCTACCTTGACTGGTATCTCTGGTACCAGTTTTCGTGTTGATTTTCCTTCGTCCATTGTTGGTGGGCGATATATCGTTTTACTTCGCCTTGAATCGGCTGTTGCCGTAGCGTCCGTCTCTAACACTCTCGGAACTTATGTGGACATCACTGAAATTGGTTCTCGTCAGATGCCTTCAGGTGGTGTCGTAGACACTGGGCATCTTACCAATTACGTTATCGAAGTTAATAGCCCGTTCGGGTCTGTACCTTCGTTCATTGTTTCCGGTGGTTTTGGCGGGAACGCTTTCACTTGGAGTCTGGCTATTGCGCAAGTAGATAACGATTTCACATTTGGAATTTAATAAAAATTTAATGAAAAGAAAATCACACTTAGCGTTAAAATGGTTCGACGGATGTCGGATCGTCATGGGTCTTTGACGTAACTTACTACATCCAATCTTCGAAACAAAGCATCTCTATCTCCGGGTGTGACGTCTCTGTCGTCGAGATACCATTGGTGAGGTGGGTGGTTTGCCGTGATGAAAATTTTTCTCGGGTTCCATTCGCAGTGTCCAAACTTCCTCTTGAGTCGCATGGGGTATCGGTCCAAAACTCTGAGCAGTAGTCTAAATGGGATTGTTTTGTCGTCGAAGTCGTCGAACAATGCATAGTACTGTCCGGTGTATCCATCAAACCATCCATCATTGGTGTAAGTCCACATTTCCCTTCCTGTGGACATTCGTAGTTGGTCGTGGACGTATCGGGTTTTTCCTGTTCCTGTGGGACCCCACAGGACGACAGTAAAAGATTTCCAAGTCCGGGGAATAGTTCCCACCAATCTTCGATATTCATCGAAAGCCCGACGATACATGACCCACTGACGAAAGTGGTTATCCGCAATCTCCAGATCGCTGGCTCCAGCCTTAATGTCGTCCCTGATCTGCTCCAGGTCAGTCCGCCGTCCTTGTCTTGCTTTGCTGATGACTCCAAACTCTTTGTAGTTTCCTTCCTTCTTGCAATATTCAGCAGCCTGATACGCGGATCCTTTGCGGGTTTCCAAATGGCTTCTGGAAAAGCATCGAAAGCATTTTTTAATACGAGACTGTCTAAAGTTGTGCTTGAACTCGATGTATCCTTGTAGGTGCGGAGTACCTCCATCCCCAACTTCTTGTCCGTAGATGAGGTACTTGACTTTGTCAGATGTCTCCTTTAGGTTTGCTAACTCTTGCAACTCTTGAGTTGTGTAGTTGTTCAACGTGAAACACCAGTTCCTATTCATTATGCATCCCGGTACGTTTTTTCTTCCTGTTTTAATGTTGCCGTGATGACGTTTTTTAGTTGCCGTGCCAACATGGTACCGTGGTACCAATTGAAACCGTACGGTATTTAATGAGAAACTATTCGTTTGCATTCATTCAAATGAATTCTTTCGTTGTTGATACGGTATCTTCGAGACGTCGTCATTGGACGAGTTACTTGGTTGTTGACAACATTTGGGAACAGGAACTTTACCATGCATGGACACGTGATGACAAGACGCATGGTGTCCTTTTACGCTTACGGAGTAATGGTCCTCGTTTCCGGAAGCTTTTCAGACGACCTCGTATTGGGCCTGATTACTTTAACGCTGATGCTGGCTATTTTACTTCACGTGAAACGTACCGTGCTGTAAGAATATACGAGCGGACATTTTTTCTAACAGAAAGAGTTTATTTGAATTACTGTTTAGTCCGCCTCCTCCGCCGTACCAATCAAAAAAAGGACATCATTGATGATATCCTCTACGTTGTTTTCAGCTTCCTTGACTGTCTGGGAGATGGAACAGGACACCTCCTCCTGTCTGATCTCATCTGAGTCTGTCTCTTTCAATACGTAGAGTCTCCTTTTTTTCGCTGCGATACCAGCCAACAATATTTTTTGTTGTTCCAATAAAGTATGCACCTCGCACAAAACTCTCATGGAAGTTGTTCTTTTTTTTACCATTTTTAGGTACCGATATAAGCTTATATCGGTCTGACAACATTAACTATCACAGATAAAAAGGGTGGTATGGGACTTTAGAGAGCCAATCAGAAAGCAGCACCTTCTGAGACTTGCGCGTTTACATAGAGAATTGTGGCTATCGTAGTCTATAGTGTGACACTAGTCACTAGTATTACCTATAGACTACTTCTGTCACATACTCTCTGTCTAGCTGTGCCGTAAATGAGCTTGCGATTTTACTAATTTTGTCATTCTTCTAAATCATCATGGGTGATGATATGAAAGTCGACGAAGCCTTTATAGGTCCACTTCAACCGTATGGTCCTCATCTACCTCGTTCGCGTAAGCGCACTAAGAGGTGGCCGGGCATGTGGCAAGCTGGGGCTGCTAAACGTGCCCGTCAAGGCTTCGCTCGTATTAACCCTCGGGGTTCATTGGGGTCTGTCGAAATGTTTGGAGCTAACTACCAGGCGGCTAATCCAATACAGCGTGATTTCAGACGGGCCCTTCGGTTCAAAGGTGATGGGGACTACAAGTCCTTCATTGACGTTATGTCTGGACTTGGCCATGCCGGTAAGTATGCTCTTGCTGGTGACTGGAAGGGTGCTGCAAGAGCGTATAAGCGGGGGTTAAAGAAAGGGGGTACCGCCCGCCGTATGTTTGGCTTGGGTGATTATTCAACTAACCAAATTGTTTCCGGTATGGGGGCCAACAACCCCCATCAGCTTGTTCACCATGTCTCCACATCCCCACGGGATCTCTCTGGAGACATACGTTTTTCGCGAACGGAGTTCGTCACGAACGTGTATGCTTCTGTTACGGCGCCCGGTGTTTCTTCGTTTCAGATTGCAACATATGACATAAATTGTGGTTTGGCATCAACTTTTCCTTGGCTCTCACAGCTTGCTCAAAACTTCGAACTTTACGAGTTTGAAGGTCTCGCATTTCAGTATAAACCGACCTCCGGTGAATTCGGGAATAATTCGTCTAATAGCCTTGGAAAGGTTATTTTGGCTACCAATTACGATCCTGACGCTGTGGCGTTTTCGAATTCTATTGAAATGGAGAATTATGCCTTTTCTTGTTCTACAAAACCCGCTTGCGGTTGTCTCCACGGTGTTGAATGCGATCCTAAGAAGAGGGCCACTTCTCAGCTGTACGTTCGTACGGATGGTAATTCCAGTAAAGATCTTGTCTTTACAGATATTGGCACCTTTCAGATCGCTACTGAAGGGATTCCTTTTGGTGGCGCCGGTGCTCAGAGTTCTTTAATTGGTGAGTTATGGGTCACCTACACTGTGAAGTTATCCCGCCCTAAGTTATTTTCGTATTTGGGTCTTTCGTCTCCTTGGGTTGGATGGAGTAAGTCTCTTGCTGATGTTAACTTTCAACCACAGAACGCTGTGGTTCAAGATGGCTCAAACATCAACGCTACCTTGACTGGTATCTCTGGTACCAGTT